TATACTTTCAATTAGAAGCCAATAAAAGGAGAGAACCAATGGCAACAGTAAAAGTAAAATCAAAAACACCTGAAACAATTCAGATACATACAATTAAAAGGGGTATGTTGAAGCTAAGAATAATAGGTGACACTGCTATGTACTTCAACAGCATGAGTTCAAAGGCCATGCGTGATTTACTTGTAGGAGCGCAACGTAAAACAGCGGCAGAAAAAAGAGAGATCAAACATAATCCCGAAAAAGAATTTAGGGAAAGCCTGTACAGACAAAGAGATGGTAAGACCATGCTCTATTTTCCTTCAACAGGAATTAAAAAAGGGTTACGGACAGCGGCCTTGGAAACCGCAGGGGTTACAGCAAAGAACGTGGATCGTTTAATATTTATTCCAGAACACAAGATTAACATATGGGGGAAACCTTATCTTAAAATGGACGTTGTTCGAGCCGCTGATATGAACAGGACACCAGACGTACGCACACGTGCGTACTTACCAAGGTGGTGTTCTGAGGTAACCATCAAATACTGCACACCTACTTTTAGCGCACAGGGAATTGTATCTCTGTTAGCTAACTCTGGTATGATCTGTGGTCTTGGAGACAACAGACAGGAAAAGGGTAACGGTTCGTTTGGTTCTTTCTCAGTCTACAGTGCTGAAGATATGGGAGAGGGACAAGGTCTTTGGGATGAGATCGTAGCAGAAGGACGCGAAGTTCAAGAATTAGCTTACGAACATCCTGAGTGTTACGATGATGAAACTCAAGAACTGATGGACTTCTTGAATGAAGAACGTATTCGAAGAGCCGCATAGGATATTTATTGGAGACATTTGGAGTGGGGCGGTGCGCCGCCCCTGTGCCACGGGTTAAGGTACGGCGGTTGTGTCGAGTTGAGTTAATTTATGGTTAGTCGAGTTCAGTTTTGTTCAGGCGGTTGAGTTCCGTTAAGTTGAGGTATGTCCAGTTCGGTTGAGTTTGGGTATGTTTCGGCGGTTGCGCTCAGTTTGGTTATGGTGTGTCTTTTTTTGTCGAGTTCTGTTCAGGCGGTTATGTTATGTTGCGTTCTGTTAAGTTCGGTTCAGTTTTGTTACGGCGGTTGAGTTATGTCAAGTTCGGCTTTGTTTAGTTGCGTTCGGTTAAGGTAGGGCGGTTACGATCAGGTGAGTTGAGTCATGTTAAGTTAAGGTAGGGTCTGGTCTGGTAAGGCGGTTACGTCTGGGCGCGTTTTGTTGCGTTGAGTTGCGTTATGTTCCGTTTTGTTACGGCGGTTAAGTTATGTCCAGTTATGTCTTGATTGAGTTCTGTTGAGGTATGGCGGTTAAGTTTGGTCGTGTTCGGGTGGGCTTTGATATGTCAAGTCACGGTAATTAATTTTAAATAGGAGGAAGATTTAATGAGTAAATTTAATAAGAAGACACGTCAGAAGATGGTTGATGACTATCTGAATGACACAGGTAGAAATACCTTCAAAGCGGATGAGTTTGTTTTGTGGTTGGAAACACAACCAGATCATCCCGCATACGATGCTTTTCATGGCAGAGATGATGAGTTGCTATGGCAAGCAAAACTTAACCTGGCTAGACAATTAGCTTCTGGCCTACGCATCATAGTAAAAAGCGAAGTTATCGAATCAGAGATGCCTTCCATAAAAGTCACAGAATATCCTGCGTATATTTCACCAGTTGCCAATAGAAAACTGGGCGGAGGTTATGAAGCGTTCGATCCTGATAGTTCAAGATCACAGGAAGAATTGCGTAGACAAGCAGGGGTATACCTTGCAGGATGGTTGAATAGGTATAGGGGTTGTGCCGAGCACATAGGCGTAGACCTAAAACCTATCGAAGACATTGTTCGTTTACTACGTGATGACAAGGTAGAGGATGTTGCATGATTGAATACTTCACGGCACTCGTTATCGCGTATACCTTACACGGTCACAACATTGAAACGGCTGTATGGTTCGAGAGCGAAAGGCATTGCTCGAGGGCCATGAACAACAGGAGTGCAGATTTCATGTATGATTATCTGTACGACCTGTATGGCAATGACATTTCGATGGGGTGCTACCCGACGGACAGGGTATCAAAATTAATCAAACCGAAGTTAAGACCCCAAAAGGAGGAGTGATATGGGAGACGAGCAGTTGAGCATGTTCCAAGCTGCACAACTCAAATGGTTGAAACAACAGGTAGATAATTTACAAGACGAGAAGGGGCGCAGAGATGCCCGACCTGGGATTGAACGAGAGTTGTGGTCTGCAAGGGATGAGTTAAACGATTACGTTAATCAATTGAAAAGCATTGGAATACATATACATGGAGGAAGATAAGCATGGGTCGTTGGACAGACTTGCAAAAAGAAATGAACGGGCACAAGCGCAAGCTTGCATACAAAAAACATGAGGTGTCGTTGAAGACTGCACCATGGGAGAAGGAAGATGAAGAAGAACGTAGATCTGATCAGCGACTTGATACGGAGGACGCAGACACAGATCGATGATATCCAGTGGGAGAACCAAGAAGATCCAAGGATCGAGGTTCTCTTACAAGAACTCAACTATTACAAGGAGCAAGAAGAAAATGGGATTATCTACGAGCCAAGATTTTGAGACCAAGAGAAGTTTCGAAACGCAAAAGATGTTGGTGTTGATAGAAGCAAAGACATATTCCGGTAGTGCATTTGGTGTGAACGAGGAAGGTGACGCTGTATTCTTTAACAAGCGGCTAGTGGCTCGGATTAATTTGCAAGAGGGCGACGAGGTCGAGGCCCATTGCATACCAAACTATTCAGACAAGCGAGACGATATACCCTGGCGGTGCATCAAATGTTTCGACGAGGAATAACTTGCAAATAGATTATTGCTGCTGTATAAGTTCGGTACAAATAGACTACAACTGGAGGGGATTATGCCTCGTAAAAAGTTAAATGAAAAAGATAAGGTGCAATTTCAGAACGTTGGGCTGCTCAAGGAAGACCATGACATGCTGCGGAAGTTAGCTGATCAGGAACAAAGATCCATGGCTCGACAACTTTCTGTGATTATTCGGAAAGCTGTTGCCGAACGGAAAGCTGCATGATAGAATAGTAGACACTGCTCGAGTAAGTCCACTGCCTGTGGCTTGCCTCGGATCCAGCAAGGCTAACTCAAAAATCTTTTTTTCCTTTGCCTTGCTGTCTCACTGGACCCTGACTGGTTAGGTCACGCACTGCAACGTCAGGGTCAATTTTTTTTCTTTCTAGATTTTTTGTAGCCACGCACCTGGGCAGCGGTCATTCGAGACCACCCTCGAGAGAAAGCTTTAGCTACATCCAGGTCAAGCCCGGTCAGTTCTGCAATCTCTTTTGCTGCTGTTTGTTCGGAAGCGTAGCCAACGCTACGCTCCTCGAGGATCTTGGTTATATCTTTGGGGTCAACTTCAGCCATTCTCTAGCCTCTTCACCTAATACTTTGGCACCTATGTCTATCTTTGATTGAAGGGACTTGACGATTCGCTCATCGATTGTGCCTTCAGATATTAGATCAACGTAGGTCACGTTATTCTTTTGACCAATCCTGTGGGCACGATCCTCCGACTGTGCCCGTGTTTCAAGATTGAAATCATTGGCATAGTATATCACGAGATCAGCTTCGGTCAAAGTCAACCCGTATCCTGCGGTGGATGGATTGCCTACGAAGAACTTCAGGTGCTCACTGTTTTGAAAATCCTTGATAGCCCTTTGTCTTTCGTCATCAGATGTATCACCGTAGTAAGAAGCAGCACATCCTTGCCCGAAGGTATCGTTCAGCATCTTAGTGATCTGTCGGATGTCGTATCTAAAGCGCGACCAGATGATTGCTTTGCCGTCGTGCTCCTCGAGGATTTCTTTCAATGCATCCATACGTTTGGAATCAAAGTATATCGTATCACCATCGTCAGTCTTTAGATGTCCTGATAGGATCTGTTGCAAGCGTAGCATCTGCGTGATGACAGCGGGAGCCGTGGACAGTTCGCCATTGTCCAACATAACAAGAGCGTGTTGCTTGATTGAGTTGTACATGTCTCGCTGTTGCTTTGTCAGTCCGACGTATCGTACGGTATAGATCTTGTCGGGAAGGTCCAGACAATCTTGTTTCAATACACGATAGGAGAACTGATCTATCTTGAACGTCAGTTCGTCGAGGTTTCGAAAGCCCACAACCTGTTGAAAAGCATGGCTACCCATGGTCTTTCTTTGCACCACTGCATACCTACCTTGGAATGCATAGTAGGAGTCGTAACCCAGAAGACCTGGACGGAGGAACTCACACTGCGAATACAGATCCATTGGACTTTTCGTCACGGGAGAACCAGTCAGTAGTCTTTTGTACTTGAAGGCCGACGCTATCTTCATTAGTGCTTTGGTGCGTTTGGCTTTGTGGTTCTTGATCGTTGTTGATTCGTCGATAGCAATCAATCCATTCCGACCAAACGCACGACCCATCCACTCCCCTGCATTCTTACCTTTGATCGAAGAAAAAGATTCGACGTTCATTACAAAGATTGTCAGTCCATCGAACTCTTCGCCGACGGATCTCATCTCTGCTTGTTGGGTTTTGTTTGGCGAAGCTACCCATCGGATTACTCGATGCGGTATATCGTCGGACATGTGCTCGGGTATTTCTTTGTCTACCCAGTTACGATACACACCCTTTGGTGCAATCACCAAAGCGAAGTTTATTTCTTTTTTCTGGTACAGCATACCTAAGTTGTCGATCAGAACTTTTGATTTACCAGTACCCATTTCCATAAACAATCCAAACTCTGGCCTCTGCCATCCACGCTCGAGAGCCGTGACCTGGTGGGCAAAAGGTTTTATTTTAAATTTGTAGTTGACAGTCATCATATATCTCCACTATTGTCCTCTATGTGGATAGCACGAGGCTACTACATAAATCAACCCTGAAGAGGAAAAACTTATGAACGATATATTTGAAGACCTATTCGACGAATCGACAGCACTGTCGTCAGTCGATACTGGAACCGGAAAACAATTAAGTCAACTGGTTCGAAGTCTCCGCAACGTCGAGCAACAAATCGAGGACGCAGAGAATCATATCAAGTCACTGAAACAAGAGAAGCATAGGCTCTCTGTTGAAAACATTCCTGCGCTAATGGATGAAATGGGGGTAGAGCGTATTGACGTAGACGGTCTCACCGTTGAGCGCAAGATGATTATCAGTGCATCGATCCCGAAGGATCGGAAAGACGAAGCCTTTTCGTGGCTGCGTGAGAACGGATTGGACGACATCATAAAGAACGATGTCACTTGTTCGTTCGGCAAGGGTCAAGATAACAGCGCAAAGAATGTGATTGCTATCTTACAGGACGCAGGATTTGATCCGGCAACCAAGACCCATGTACATCCGTCAACACTCAAAGCCTTTGTGAAGGAAAGAGTAACGGATGGTAAACCTATTGATCTCGATATGTTCGGGGCATTCATTTCAAATGCAGCACAGTTAAGGAGGAAGTAAGATGGCTAACGCAGTTGCAAAGAAAAAAGAGACCGCAGTATCAA